CAGATGGCTCGCCTTCTGGAGGTTGATTCTGATATGATTAACTTGGATGATAATTTATTGCAGAGGGGTTTGCAGGGTGTTGGTGCTGATGGCAAGCCGGGTGTTGTTCCAATGTACGATTTTAAGAAGATGATTCGCAAGGATGAGCGTTGGGATAAGACGGATAATGCTTTGGATGAGTACACGAGTGCTGGTATGAATATTCTTCAGATGTTTGGGTTGAGGTAGACATGGCCCCTTACAATCCTAATGATCCTTACGGTATTGGTTCTTACTATGGTGGAGACTTTTCTCCTAACACGCCGGAGCAGGCTGCTAAAGCAGTTGCGGATCAAAACGCAGTTAACAATTACTACAACACTGTTAATGGGCGAGACACTTCTCAACCATCTCAATCTACACCCACACCTACGCCAACACCTACGCCAACACCAACGCCTAAACCTGCTGGTCCTTCCGAAGAAGACAAGTACTGGGCCGCTAGGAAGACAGCGGATGATAACGCTGCGGCAGCAAAAAAACTTTCGGAGCAGCGTTCCGCTAGAGCATTTCTTAACACCCTGTTGACACAGTACAACATGGGTTCTTTGGCTGGGCAAGTAGAAGCAATGATTCAAGATTCAACTAATCAGGATTACTTGGCTGAGAAGATACGTCAGACTGGAGAGTACAAGGCTCGTTTTAAGGGTCTGGTTGCTTTGCAGGCTCGTGGAAACACGGACGTGCGTAACGAGGCGGAGTACTTGGATCTTGAAACAAGTTACCGTAGTGCTTTTAATGAGGCGGGTCTTCGGGACTACCTTGGTACTGATGGCAGTCAGGGCGAGTATGATTCTATTGCTGAACTTGTTGGTGACTACAGTGTGTCTGTTGAGGAAGTTAGGGCACGTATTGGTGATGCTCAGCGTGTTGTTGCTGATACTCCTAAAGAGGTTCGTGATTCTTTGCAACAATACTACAACATTGATCCTTTGACAATGGTTGAGTACGCTCTTGATCCATCACGTACACAGAACAAGATTAACTCTTTGGCTAATGCCGCTATTGTTGGTGGCTACGCTTCTAGGGCTGGTCTTAATCTTGATGTTACTGGTTCCGAGTTTGTCGGTGACCTTGCTGGTGATACTGATATTGACTTGGAGCCGTTGAATCTTAACGTTCAGCGTGGTGCAGCCTTACGGGATGCTACTAAGCGTTTGGCTCAAATTGAGAAGTCTGACTTGTCTGACACTGAGTCTTTGACTGCTTCTATGGGTGCTGACGCTACCGCACAAAAGAAGGTTAGGGGCTTGCAGTCACGGGAACGTGCCCGCTTTAGTGGTTCCTCCGCTTTCGACACTAAGTCTTTAACAAACATTAAGAAGATCTAACAACTGAATAAGGGCATGAATGGAAAGCCTTGCGACAAAACCCCCAGAGGGAACCCGCAGGAGACGAGAGTTCGATTCTCTCCATGTCCACAAAGCATGAACGGAGTGCCCATAAGATGGCGTGAGGGTCAAGCCTCACACTCCACCACTAGACGGATCTATCGGCCCCGTTGGTGTATAAAGTCCGATAGTCACAGCCTTTTCCTCCTTCCCCTAGGAGTTAAAGTGGGTGGCGACTAACCTATCAATGAATAGTAAGGGAGTAATAATGTCTGAATACGATTGGGACGATGACGATACAGATACGGCAAATGATAGCACGGGCATGAAAGAGTTACGTAAGGCTCTTCGCGCGAGTGAGAAGCGTAACAAGGAAATGTCCAGCAAGTTAGATGAAATGCAGAACATGTCTCGTGATCGTACGGTCAAAGATATTATTTCATCGAAGGGTCTACCTGATAAGATTATCAAATTGATTCCTTCCGATGTGACATCCCCTGAGGATGTGGAGAGTTGGGTTGCAGAATACGCGGACCTTTTCGGTTCGCCTGCTCCCACTAGCCAAAATCAGGAACCAGCGGTTAATGCCGCAGATATGCAAGCGTTGCAGAGAATCTCTGACACGCAGTCATCTGGACAAACATTCGACGGGGACTACGACCAACTGGATGCTCGCATCCGTGCGGCGTCGTCACCTGAGGAACTGAATAAGGTCTTGTTCGGTAACGCGCATGGACCGCAGGTTGTTTGATTCACAAAAACATTCAATTAAACATATTCACTTTGGAGGTGAAATCGCACAATGGCTAACGCTTATACAGATACAACCGCTATGTCCAACTTGGTCAAGGCGGCCTATGATCGCTATGTAGAGTTCGCTCTACGTTCACAGCCCTTGTTCCGCAACCTTGCGGACAAGCGCCCAGTACAACAGGCAATGCCCGGTTCCAGCGTAGTATTTTCGCTGTATCAGGACATGGCCGCAGCCACGTCAACCCTCACTGAGGCCACTGACCCGGATGCTGTTGCTGTAGCGAACACAACCAACGTAACGGTTACTCTTAACGAGTACGGAAACGTTGTTCTGGAAACAAAGAAACTGGGAGAGTTTGCTTTCTCAGATGTTGACCCAGCAATTGCTAACCTTGTTGCATACAACATGGCTGACTCAATTGACCAGGTTGTTGTTTCTACCCTTATCGGTGGAACGAACGTGTACTACGGTGGAGATGCTACTGCTACGAATGAAATCGTTGCGGCTGACGTTGTTACTGGCGCTTTGATTCGCAAGTCTGTTTCAAAGATGCGGGCTGGTAACTCGGTTCCTCGTGAAGGCATGCTGTACGCAGCATACATGCACCCTGAGGTTGCATACGACCTTCGTGCGGAGACTGGCGCATTGTCCTTTGAGGACATTCGCAAGTACACCGATCCTAACGTTGGTAACGTTCTTAACTCTACGACCGGCGTTTACGGTGGAGCATACGTTGTGGAAACACCACGTGCGTACACCGCTACTGATGGTGCTTCTAGTGCTAAGGTATACCGTACGATTATCGCTGGGCAACAGGCTCTTGCTGAGGCAACTGCTGTTGAGCCGGGTATCGTGCAGGGTCCGATTGTTGACAAACTGATGCGGGCACGTCCTCTCGGTTGGTACAGCCTGCAAGGCTGGGCTATCTACCGTCAAGGTTCCTTGTACCGTTTGGAAACTTCTTCAAGCATTGCGTAAGTAATGTTCGGGGGGCACCTTTAGGGGTGTCCCCCTCCCAACCTTTTTGAAACTATTTTAAGGATCTTGCTATGGCTGATAATCTCCCTAACACTATTGAGAATCAACTTCTTGATGCTCTTGTTGGTACTTCTACTTATAGTATTACTGGTGCTACTAAACTTCGACTGATGACGGCTAATGGCGATGATGCTTCTGCTGGCACTGAGGTTACTGGTGGCTCGTATACTTCACAAACTATTGCTTTTGATGCTGCTGCTTCTGGTGCTATTGAGAACAATGCTTCTATCTCGTTTACTGGGATGCCTGCTTGTACTGTTGTTGGCATCGAAATCTATGACTCCGCTGGTACTGCTAAGCGTTTACTTTACGGGGCTTTGACTGCTTCTCGTACTGTGACTTCGGGCGATACTGTGCAGTTCGCTTCAGGTGCAATTGACATTACGCTGTCCTAATGTACGACGTAACTGAGGGTGTTGTTTTTGGGCTGGGGTTCCCCCAGTTTCTTGACGGTGCGGCGGGTTTAAGCGCCTCATCGGACATGGCGAGTGTGGCTAACGCTACTCTTCTAGCAACGTCTGCCTTGGTGGGTTCTTCTGGGATGACGGCTACGGTTACTATCGGTAACGTGTCTGCTTCTGTGATGTCTGCCGAAGTGAACATGGTGGTTGTGCCTAATGTTGCTGCTGCCGCTGCTTCTCTTGTGGCTGGTACTTCTAACATGACGGCTACTTCCAGTAATCTTGTTTTCGTTGACGCTGCCCTATCCGCTCAGACGGAAATGACGGCCTCTGAGACGTTGGTAAGGTTCTTGGTTCCTAGGGTACTAACAGGTACTGTAAGCCTCTCAGCGTCCCTGTATGAGCCGTTAAACGTGCTTGCACTACCCACGACCCAGTACACGTACGCTGAGGATCGACTTTTGAGGCGTTACAGCATAACCTCGGGGAAGTCGCTACTTATCACGGGAACAGTGGGTGTGATTGAGGACTTTGTGGCCCAATCAGACACCCTAGACGCTGACTACTATTTTGCTGGTGGTCACCGTCACGTCCTTGACACGGCTGAAGTGGCTGCTGTAACAAACGCTGGCTACAGCGACCTCATCACTATTGAGACCCTTTAAGGAGTCATTATGAACTGTCGTTCTGGATGCAAAACGAAAGACCACGAGACGTATGGTCAGTGTCTGTCTGCCGCTAACATCCGTGTGGCAGCAACAATGAACACCCCTTTTGCTGGCGATGTGAAGAAGGAACTCTCTGCCTACAAGACGGCTAGGGTGAACGGTATACAACCAGAAGGAACAACTATTACTAAGATTCGTGAAGCAGAATCAGCGTCACGGCTACTGGGTCGCCCGTACAACGCTGACGTTGACCCTCCCGCTAAAATGGTTGTGAATAAGAACACTGCCAAGTTTTTGAATGTGAGTTCAGAGTGACTACTTTTAATGAAATGATTGACGACACGCTCCTGCATTTGCAGGGCTACACGACCCAGCAAGACCAAGTAACCTACATCACTGGTGATATTACTGACACGGCCACCAGTATGACTATCGCCGATGTTACTACTATTTCTCGAGGTATAGCGGAGATTGGTAGCGAA